GGATTGTGAATCATCATCATGGATACCGGGGACATATACACTTCGCTGCCGGCCATCGCAATAACGGATGCTGCACTGGCTGCAATACCGTCAATTTTTACGGTTACTTTTCCGTTGTAATTGATCAGCATGTTATAAATCTGTGCTGCCGCCACACAGTCACCACCGGGAGAATTAATCCACACCGTGATATTTCCTGTTCCGGCATTCAATTCATCTTTGAAAAGCTGTGGTGTGACATCATCGTCAAACCAGCTTTCCTCTGCGATGGTTCCGTTCAGAAACAGAATTCTCTCCTCCGGACTCTGATTCTTCCAATTCCAAAACTTCTTCATCCTTTTCCTCCTCTCCACGTGTCGTACTGGCAGCAAAAATCCCTGCATCTTCAAGTTTTGTCATGTTACCGTTGATGAGGTACAAATCCCCGCCCAGTTCAGCCGGAATCTTGTCCAGATTCTCTAATTCACGGATATCGTTTGCACTCATCCATCCGTTCTGCCTTGCTACGGCATAACCATTCATACGGCTCTGATAATCTCCTCTAAGCAGTCCGTCCACGTTAAATTTGATAAAGTATTTCTTTTTGTCATCAGCAGACAGAAGAGAACGTACCATTGCCTGTTCCCACCTACATACCCAAGGGTCAAGCGTGTATTTTACAAATTCCAAACTCTGCTGCTCTATATTAGAAAAGCTCGACTTTTCAAGGTCCCCTACCATGTGTGGAGGTACTCTGAAAATTCGAGCAATTTCGTTAATTTGAAACTTCCTTGTTTCAAGGAACTGTGCCTGTTCCGGGGAAATAGAAATCGGTGTATACTTCATTCCTTCTTCCAAAACAGCCACCTTATTTGCATTAGAACTGCCACCAAAGGTTTGTGTCCAACTCTCTCTTACCCTTGACGGGTCTTTTAATGTACCGGGATGTTCAAGCACCCCACTTGGTGCAGCACCGTTAGCAAAAAACTTGGCACCATACTCTTCACAGGCAATCGCCATGCCGATGGCATTCTTAGCCATTGCGATAGGGCTGTATCCCACAAGACCATCAAACCCTAATCCCGGAATATGAAGCACATCCGAGGATGCCAATTTTACGGTTGAACCTTTCATGGTTGGTGCATCATCATTTGACATTCGGTACTCATAATAAATCTGACCTTTTTCATCCCTATCCACATTCATCCTGTCTGGCATAAGCGGATACAGTGCTATCACTTCTCCTTTGCCATTACGGATAATCTGCGCGTAGGCATTTCCCCATAGCAAAAGGTGTGTCATCAGCACTTCTCGGAAGGTATAAGATGACATCTCCGGGTTCGGTTCATCATGCAATAAAAAATACAGTGGATGATTGGTAGCTTTTACTTTGCTTCCATCTCCGCTGTATTCGTAAAAATGTAGTGGCAGACTGGCGATTGCCTCCGACAAAATTCGGACACATGAGTACACCGCTGTCATCTGCATTGCACTTCTTTCATTTACCCTTTTTCCGCTTGTGGAATTACCAAGGAAGAAGCTGTATGCGCTTCCTGCTGTTCGGTTCACAGGCTTATCCCTCGACCGAAATATTCCATTTAAAATTCCCATAGGAATCACGCTCCCTTCTATTAAAATACGAGAAGTCCTCTCGTATCATAAACACTTTCACTTGTGTCGTTACCACATCGGATTGCTCTATCAAGTGCCATAATACAAGCAATTGCTCCATCAATCTTTTCAGTGGACTTGGCTTTATCAGCCTTAATATTTCCGGCGGGGTCCGTTTTAATGAAAATGTTATCCATGTTCCAACGAAGAACCGGATGCCCGCCATGTGCTAATCGTTTCTCCAAGGTCAACTTCATCAATTCTTTTGTAGGGGATGACATTGTTGCATATCCCTGTCCCATTGGAACAACTGTAAATCCCATCCCCTCAAGGTTCTGAGACATTTGTGCTGCTCCCCAACGGTCAAATGCAATCTCCCTAATATTAAACTTCTCTCCCAGTTGCTCTATAAACTTTTCGATGTACCCATAATGCACCACATTTCCTTCCGTGGTTTTTAAGAATCCCTGTTTCTCCCATATGTCATAGGGAACGTGATCTCTACGCACACGCAAATCCAATGTTTCTTCCGGCACCCAAAAATATGGAAGAATAACATATTTGTCCTCCTCATCCAAGGGTGGAAATACCAAACAAAAAGAAGTAAGGTCTGTGGTACTGGATAAGTCCAAACCACCGTAGCAAATCCTACCGCGTAATGCATCTTCATCCACAGGAAAATTACATTTATCCCACTTATCCATTGGCATCCAACGGACTGACTGTTTTACCCATTGATTCAATCGAAGCTGACGAAACGCATTCTCTTCACTCGGAGTCTGTTTTGCGCTTTCACAGGCAGCCTGTACCTTATCAATTCCAATGGTAATATCAAGGCTCGGATTTGCTTTCCTCCACACTTTCGGGTCTGTCCAGTCATCTTCCGGGTCTGCCCCAAAGATAACCGGATAAAAAGTGGGGTCAACTTTTCTTCCTTCAATAATATCCACAGCCTTTTGGTGCAATTCATAGCAAATACTATTCGTATCATTTCCAGCAGTCGTTATAATAAAGTGCAACGGATTTCTTCTGGCATCTGACGTACCCTTTGTCATCATGTCAAAGAATTTACGGTCTTTTTGCACCCATAATTCATCGAAGACAAGTCCCGACACATTGAGTCCCGATTTGCTTCCAACTTCTGCTGACAGTGCCTTGTAGGTACTGTTGGTTGGTAAATAATTGATTGTCTTTTTACTTTTACTGATTTCGCAGGTGGCATTAAGGCTGTCACATAATTTAACCATGTCACAAGCCACATCAAATACCAACGATGCTTGGTCTCTATCAGCAGCACAACCATACACCTCTGCTCTTTGCTCCATATCTGCACACAGCAAATACAGTGCTACAGCGGCTGCCAGTTCACTTTTCCCACATTTCTTCGGCACTTCAATATAGGCTGTTGTAAACTGCCTATACCCATTTGGCTTTATTGTTCCGAAAATATCTCGGATTATCTGTTCCTGCCAATCTATCAAAATAAAAGGTTTATCGTGAAATTCTCCCTTCGTATGACTTAACTGCTCAATAAAAGCCACTACACAATCCGCCTCATTTTTATCATAGATGGAGTCCTCGGCCTTAAACCTTGTCGGAACATATTTCTTTAACTTCCGCAATGCTCCACCTCCTTAACTGCATTAAAAAAAGACCCTTTCGAGTCTTCCATAACGACCAAAAGAGCCTCTTGGCTCTCTTGGCTTATTCTGCTTTATTCTACTCCGTCAGAGCAGACCTTTTTGCCAAGCAATAATTCTGCGTAAATATTAGAATAGCGTTCACATTCACTCCCCTCAGAACCTGCAATTGCTTTAAGATAGAAATCCGCAGCATCCTTCCGACTGTCCCATATTTCTTCCTTGCCGTAACAAATGACCTTCACACTGTCCAGTTTTTTGCATGCATCCTCGCCATAAACCACATGAAGACAACTCCCGTTATCCCAAGAAACCATAATGGATGCCGTGTCATCGACACCCCTTACCGTTCCCCTTGTACCGATTGGAGGTGCTTGCAAATCATCCATCCGTGTAAGTTCTACTCTTGTCCCTATGGGATACTCTTTTCTGACCTGTTCTACTATCTCTTTACTTGGAAATCTCATACCTATTCTTCCCCCTTCTTTGTCTTGAATGCTGATGAACCATCCAGTTTTTCCAGAAGGATTTTTCTGTCAGCCTTATATTCATCACCGATGAACCCAAGTCTTAAAAGGAAACAACGGAATGCATATTTCTCGTTTTCATCTTCCCTTGGTTTTGCCGTGATTCTTTTCTGTGTTTTTGCCATGTTGCAGATGGATTCAATAAACCTTGTATAAGTAGGAACCTTTTCCGGCTCTACATCATAAAACCAAGGGAACATTATTTTATCGGGACCCGTTACTATAATGAGGTCTTCTCGTCCAAAAGCATGGCTGAATAACTGCCCTTTACTTTCAAGGATTTTATAAAGATTCCCAATTGCCTCATCTGTGAAACCTGCTCTTGGAACGGAAATAGTAAGGTTCGTCTCTTCTTCCACCTCATCCCACTCTGTAGGATTCATTCCTGTTGCCATCACGCAGGTATCAACAACCTTTCCGTCCATGTCGATACACTCGCTTTCAATTTCCAAAGTGCCATCCCTTAAAATCCTGTAGTTTCCTACTTGGTAAGCCATGCTAGGGGCTCCAAGGTACTTTGCTTTTGTACCCATCTCTTCCTCTATTGCTTTTACCATTGCTTTCCGGCTTTCGCCTGTTACGTTAAAATGTAGTACCATATCACGTACCTCCTTCTTTTGGTAGTACACATATTCCCGTAGAATGTGCATAATAGCAACTACATTTCTTCTGAATACTTACCAAAATTATGGGACGAAAGCTGGGCATAATATGCAATACCACAAAGCACAAATACTACATTCGGAAGGGCTACTCCATTTCCCCACATCTTATACTCTGCTGCATCGGAATGGGGATTCTGTAACCATTTACGGATTTGGTTATCCGACCTATGTTTTACATTCTTTCCCATAGCCTTTGCATGGGTTTCAAAAATCTCACGCCACTTTGCGATTTCCTCATCTGTCGGATTCTCTGTTCCTAGATCATCACACCACCAATCCGGAAATCCCTGCAATCTGGCACACTCGGTCGGAGTTAATCTTCTTACAATGTAATCCACATCGTCCGCATCATTCACTATCGGAGGGTCTTTATAGTCTGTAGCAACAAGTGTATTAGCCAGTTCCTCTTCTGCCCGCATAAAAAAGGATGCCTTACTTGAACTATAAGTAGGCACCGCTAC